CCTACATGGAAGTAGGAGATGATGAAAAAATTACTCTGGGATGTCCATGGTCGTCGCATTGTGATTGCGATTGGCGAGTTGAAGGTTATATTGTTGTTAGATTGAGGGATTTCAAGTGAGAATTAACAGAACATTCTCCATTCCAATTGAATTGGTCCAAGAACTTAAGAAAAAACACAATCAATCTGAGACAATTACCAGAGCATTAAGAAAATATCTTGATCCAGATGAATCATCATCTGTTTTAGATGCAACAACACGCCAATTAATGGCTGCTTTGACGTCACGAACGGATATTGATGCTACTTTGAAGAAATTACTTCTTCATATCCTTGCGAAGTAGTTTTATTTGTGCCAAAATCTCTTTGAGAATCGTAACAAAAGGATGCTCCATAACATCACTTCTCAAATGCTCGACGTGCGGTTTTACGAACTTCGCCTTTTGTTGTGCCTTTGGACATCTTATGTGCCATTCTTACCGCACTCTTGAAGCCATTCTTTTTCCATTGACCATTCTTTTTCTTGAAATCTGGTGCAACTTTACGGAAGTTTGCTTTGTAGCGACGGGAATACGCAGAAGATCTCTTTTTCTTTGGCACTTCATCAATAGCCGAAGGAGTCATATCACTTGGTCCATCAGTTAGACCACCTAAAAGTGTAAGGTACTCATCCATTGTCATTGTAACTTCAACCATTTCATCGACTCCTGGTCAAACTTGCAGCACCAATTCCTGCAGAGATCAGTTTTGCTTTTGCTGAAAGAGCCGCATTCCTGGTTGTCAGAGATACCAGGAGTGCAGTTCTTACGAGTTTACGATCTGCTTTGGCAGAACATCCTCTGGTATTTGCACAATCTTTGTCATGATCTCTACAGGCACAATCCAACTTATCGATACAACGGCCTTTGAAATCGCCACCTGCTTGCTTGTATGCAAGTGCGTTGATGTTTTGACCATCTGTCCAATTTGGACCGCACCAGCGGCCATGTATGCGAACCATTAGGATCGCCTCAAGAAGAGAGGACTTCTGATTGTACAAGTGCTGCATAAACGGAAGCATCGGCACGGGCACGGTATCCGTACATCTTGCCAGCAACTCGCTTGACTGTACCGTTACCGGTTCCTTGAATAGATACGAAGAAGTCATTGGTAGCAATGATTCCAATGTAGTCTAGGTTAGTAGGTGGAGTTTCCATTGAACTCTTCTGGAATCCGACGCCGCCATCTACAAAACCGCTTGCACGGATGTCAAGTTCTGCCTTTGCCAAGCATGCAGTGTTGCCAAGGTTGACCATTGATGTTTGGGAAGTGGTTGTAAGTGCACAATCTACTCGTGTGTTTGTACCTGCAATTGCATTAGGACTTGATGGGTCGAGGTCGATCGCCTGTACAATAAAACATTCATTGTCTAATGGGTTTAACTGGAGATCTACACGTTCTTGTAAAAATGTGTCTGGAGCAGTCTCTGTTGCAGAGAAACCGATCGTAATTAGGCTAGATGTTGATTTGAGACCTTTAGGCATACCCTATCATGATAGGAGGAGGGTTATAGTAGTAGTGTAGACATTGGAATCATTAACCTATCACGGTAATAGGTGGTTTTCAGGGTACTGAAAGCCAAACCTATCAAGTTCCGTAGGTTTTCTCAGTTACATACATAAGTATCTTCTACTTGGGTTGTAATATGTGTGTTATCTGTAACAACTGTGGAGGCGTGACAATGTGTAAAACAGGCCGTATTTTGGCTGAAAAAGAGTTCTTTGGGTACGAATGTAAGGTAAATTTACGCCTTATTGCTCAATGTAAGAGGTGTGAAAGATGAATACTATCTGGTATGAACCATTTATTCACGCTTTACGGATCCATATCGAAGAGAATCACATGGATCAACGTGGTGCTCTTGATGAATTGCGTATGACAGAAGAAGAATATGCCTACATGGAAGTAGGAGATGATGAAAAAATTACTCTGGGATGTCCATGGTCGTCGCATTGTGATTGCGATTGGCGA